TGAAACTTGAACATATTGCTGATGATATTGCCATAATTTAATCTCCTCTTTTACGGTGATGGTGAAGGTACAGGTATCCTAACCGTTCCATCAGTGTAATCGTCTCGTTTACGTCTGCCGAGTTGTTCTAATCCGAACTTCTCAACTTCTTGTTTATACTTATTTTCATATTGTGTCAACATATCTGCAGGTCCTTTTAAAAAGCCATATGCTTCCACTAAACAGGCATATAATAAACCATTTCCAAAGTATTGACTTACATAAGTTGTAGTATTTGAACCCGATAAACCATCAGGAATAGCTTCATAATGAATTTTAAATGTATATGTCGAATCAGGAACTGGAGCTATAAACAATCTTCCAGATGTTGTATCTGTTACTCCTGTTGCTCCACCAAACATAGCATAATATTTTGGTTTTCCTGTTGCTGTTTCAGCAGGTATATACTCTTGTAAATAACTTTCATCTTTCTTTTCTAACCAAGAGTTTGTGCCTGTAGAAGCAGAAGTAGAATCATAAACTTGTACACCTTTAACAAATAAAGTTTTTGCTGGTACGTTAATAGTACTTTGACCTGTAACTAAATTACCTGTTGATTGTTTTTTGTATGCATCAAGAGGTACGTCTCTTAAAATTCTCATTTCCGCATTATCAATAAACTGATCTGTGATAGTAGACGTTAATACATTAGTATCTACTTCAGTGTAGTTTTGAATTGCTGTTGTTAATGTTGCGTATGTAAATCCTGCCATTATGGTGTTAATGTTACGGGTCCTGCCGTTGTAAACATTCCTCCTGCTTTTTCTGTTACAGTTGCATTAGATCCACAATTAAAACTGTAACTATTATTGTTTATTTTAGTTATACTAAATCCTGAAGTATTTTCAAACACTGTATATGCTAATCCACCGGGAGATCCATCTACATTTCTAAAAACAACTGTATCACTTGAAGACCTACCATGATTGGGCTCTGTAACTGTTACAACAGCAGATCCAGAAGTTAAACTAAAAGGATTTCCTGGTAATAAATTAGGTGTTGAAGGTTCAACTCTATCTGGTCTAGCTTGAACCAAGCCTTGAGGATCTCCTCCATGAGGTCTAGGGTCTAATTGAGGTTGTTTTGGTTCATATTCAGAAGTATGAACTCTAGAACCATTCCATTCTACAACCATTTCTGAATATGGAAAAGCTTGACCTGAACGGTCTGAAATAAATTGTGCGTATTTTCCTCTAGCAAAATTAGACATTTGGATAATAAGTTTTTGGGGTTATGTAAGAACTTGAAGAAGAACCATCTTCTTGCAATGCTCTATTCAATTCGTCTTCATATAATAATTTCATTTGTTGTGTCATTTCAGGTTTAAATTTTTGAGATAAATAAAAAGCTAGTCCTGAAACCATACAAGGAACAAATCTAAAAGGAACATCTGTTGCATTTGTATAACCACCTACGTCTTGTATTCTTTTTACATAGTAGTAATTAATAAAATTACCTGCTTCTGAACTTCCAGGAGTTAGATACAAAGTAATTGTTACCTTATCAATAAATCTTTGAACAAAATATTGAGAAGGAGTTCCTGTAGATGTTTTATTAGCTAATGCTTGATAAGTAGATCTATTAATTTTTGTTAAAGGCGAATCAACATTAGAAGCATTTCTATATGAAGCTTCTAGAATATCATCAACACCATATATAGCCGTAGCATCAGAAGTTCCATCAGACGCAGCTCTATACATTGTGTACACAGCTTGATTATTTACTAAAGTTAGAGAGTTGTTTGCTACTTCCCAATAGTGAAGTCCTCTATTGCCCCACTCTTGAAACATTATATTAAGCGAACGCCTAGCAGATCTCAATTGATTGCCTGATACGCCTTGCATGCCTAATCGTTCGTAAGACTCTTCTATTATCTCATCGATAGCAAAAGTTTTGTCGAACGTAGCAGTTCCTGAAGTAGTGTTTGCCATTTAAACTCCTTAGCCAGTGTATCCGATAGTAACTGAAGTAGTGTTAGTTAAATCTAAATATATTCCAGTTCTACATCTGATACCATTTCCTGGAACATAAATGTCTAGTCCTTCAGTTCCGCAATTACCTTCGAATACTAAAGTTCCAGATCCACTTGTTCCATCATATAGTTTGATATTACTGTTCGCTACGCCTTCAACTTGAATATAAGTTATTCTAGCTGGTCCAATAAATGAACCTGTTGCGTCTGTTGCTCTACCAAATCTACCGTCAGAAGTTCTTGTGGAAAACTGTTGGTCTGATGATGCCATATTTTATCTCCTAATTAATTTTAAGTGTGGGTCTTAAGACCCACACTAATTACTTATTATGCTTCTTTAGCAAATACACCTTGTACGTCAACAACTGTCCAATGTGCTGTTGAGTTTAAAGATGCACATACTACATAGTCACCAACTTTTGATGTTGTTTTTGTATTAATAAGATCTTTGTCGTCTGTTAAAGATCCAGCATACAAAATACCATCAGAAGCATTTGGGCTAATAGTTAATGTATTAGTTCCATCTTGACCTGTATTTACAAAAGTAAATACTCTTCCGATAGAAATTGCAGGTAAAGTAAATACAACACCATCAGTTGATGATGTGAAAGTTTTACCAGAATCGCCATTTGCTACTGTGTAGTTAGCTTGTTTGTTTTCTAGATTGAATCCAGTTAAGCCTGCTTCGTTGAACTTACCTTGCAGAACCGGTCCTCTAAATAGTGTTTGTGCCATGTTTATATCCTCCTAGTTTTCCGAACATAGTCTCTAGGCCGTCGACTATACGCGTCTATGTTCTAATTAAATGTATAGTGTGTATTTTATAGCTTAGTTTTGTATGAAGTGCAAGAGAGCCTTACAAGAAAGTGCGATTTCAGCGATGTAGCGTTTTTTATGTTACGTAGCTACAGATACGTCGGGTTTAGCAGCGTCTATCTTATTAACCAAGTGAGCTTCTTTAGCTTCAGCTTGCTTAATGTGATTAATGACTTGTTTAATTTTGTCATCAATCCTTACCATATCAAGAGTATATCTTTTCTCTTGATTATAGTGCTGCGACCACTCAAGTTCCAGTCCTCTCTTCTTTGTGTAGAGTGCTTGAACGTGTGTCATTTATAACCTCCTCATAGGTTAACCATACTTTAGATTTACTTGTAAATCCGTCTTTTTCCCATACTATATCTTTTTGTCCTAGTTTGTCAACTAGTGCATCCTCAAAGGCTTTATCATTATCTTCACATAACATATTGAAGATAGCATGGTAGCCATATGCTCTGATTTGTATTCGGAAATTTTTCATGGGTTCTTTCTTTCTACCATAAAAAAAGGGGACTCGAAAGCCCCCTTTTTAATTTGTTTTAGTACGAATTATGCACCTTCAGAAGCGAAAATACCTCTAAAGTCAGAAACTCCAAATGAGTATCTTTCTCTAGCTTTGTATCTAACGTTTCCTGTGTCAAAGTCACCTTCCATCTTAGTTGTGATAGGTGCTCTGTCAAAGTACTTCATTCCATTAGGCACATCTGTAACAATGTAAAACGCATCTGTATCAGTTAAGAAATTGTTAACCACATAACCTTGTGGAACCATTCCCATGTTTCTGATTGCATTTATATCGTTATCAGCTGTTCCAACTCTGTTGGCAGATTTCATCAATCTGTCAGCTGTAAATTGAAGCGCAGAAGGAATAATCATTTTCATTCCTTTAGCAGCAATTTTTAAACCTCTTTCGTCCGTCATTGCAGCGATGTCTATTAAAGACTGCTCTAATGAAGTTTCGTTAAGGTCAGCTTGAGTTGCTAACGTGTTTGCGACATTACCAGCAATTGTTGGGTGTGCAGTGTTAAATAAAGAAACACCATCACCTGAATCAAAGTTGTCTGTGCTCGGTAATCCTTGGATTAACGGGTTAACAGCTTTAACTTGCTTAGTTTGTGCCATTGAACGAGCCAACGCTTTTGTGTATCTAGACGCAAGTCTATCGTACAGGTTATCTTCAATCGCTTCTTCAGTGATTGCGAACGCTAAAGCAATTGTTTCATGAGTGTATCTAGCTGTGTATGTTTCTTGAGCATTGTCAAAAACTACGCCAGAACCTTCAGGCTTAACTTGTGCTTGAGCGAAACCAGATAACATAACTTCTTCTTCAAAAGCTCTGTCCGAAGTTTCTTTTGTATAGATCGCTTCGTGTTGGTTTTCGTATTGTTTATATTCCAGGCCGAATAGTGCATTCAATCCTGGCTCTAGTTCTTTAACTAGCTGTGATCTTGATATTGCCATAATTATATACCTACCGTTCCTTTTAAGAAGTGTTCGTTGATAATAACTACTGCGTTCACATCTGCTGCGCCCGCTTCATTATTTTCTGGATCTTTTGAGATCCCGATCACTCTTAGTTGAGCTGTTGCAGTTTTAAGATCAGAATGATCTAATTCCACTTTAGATACGTAGTTTGGTGTAGCACCAGCTGCGTATACTATATCAGCGTTCATACCAACTTCTGCTGCTGTTAAAGCACCATCAGATTGGATTTCAAACCTTTCATAAGGGTCATCACTTACAAATCCAACAATGTCTGTTGCAGTGTTAGAAGCGTTAAGGTGATTAGCATATGTAGGCTTACTTGTGTTAGCATCAGTAAAGAAAACACCGTTAAGGGATCCTAATAGAGTATCTGTTGCTGCCGCTACAGTGATTGTACCAGTTGCTGCCATTTCGACAGGATCGTTTTGGTAAATCGCTGTTGCGTTTGCTGCGATATCGTATTCGGATAACCCTTGGTTATCTCTATTCTGACCAACTTTTCCGATTGCTTTCAGTCCGAAAGCAGCGTCTTTGTTTGCCATAGTTTTTCTCCATTAGTAAAACTATTATTCATAGTCTTACGGGTTAATATTAATTCGCTGGGTAGGAATAGCTAATAAATTAGCTTTTCTTTGAACCACCGAAGGTTACACGAGTCTGTCTATCAACATTGATAGGCATACTTGGATGCTCTTCCTTCATGAGATCGTTGTTTACTGCTTCGTCTTGCTCCATACCTTGCTTAGCATAGTATTCGGCACGTGATTTTGCAATCTCTTCAGGTACTCTAGCGAGCACTAGGCCACCAACTCCGATTACTCCCTTGTATTTGCCTTCTTCAACAATTGGATATTCTCCGTCTGGGTATTGATCAGCTCTGACTAATTCATATCCTGATCTCAATCT